AGCCACGAGTGTGCTTCTTGAAGTCGGGCTGCGCTTCGTCTTTGGCTAGTTCCCAGTACACTTCGACAGGTGGCAGGATACCGCCCTGTAGCGCACACGCCATCCAGTTAGGGTCAGGCACCAGTATCTTGGCGCACTCGTCTAGGCTGTCCTCATAGACAACCCGATAGTCTGACTGCACACCCTCAAGGTTCTCTTTGGCCCAGCATAGCCTATCCCATAGATGTGTGCCTTGAAACTCTGGGGTCACTGTCATGCGAGATCTCCGAATACGGCAGTAAAGCAGTCAACGTCGGCTGCTGCACCAGTGTCATTAAATACTCTAAGAATAAAGTTTGACGTTGCTTCATTTGCAATGTTGGTAATGTCACCGTCTCCTGAGTAACAGCTAGTAGGGGCAGAGTACCTTGAAAAGTTCATAGCGTTAGTAAACGTGCAGGTATAGCTTCCCGTGCTGTTATCCGTCACAGATGAAAAGTTGAAACTCTCGTGAAAGGTAGTAGACGTATCGTGGTCTACAGAACACCACGCCTTCGCACTACCATTCACCACATAATTCGTATCCAGCGAACCCGCAGTCGAGTGCGTCAGGGTATCTGCTTTGAGTGTACCGAATGCCATTATGCGTTCTCCAGTGCCGTGACACGAGCCTCAAGGGCTTCAATCTTGGCAATCGCTTCCTGTAATGCACCAGTCAGCAGTGGCACCAGCTTGCTCTGGTCGATGCCCTGCATGACTGCGTTGCCGTCCTCGTCCACCTCGTTGTGTGTACCGGTGACAGCCTCTGGCACAACAGCCTGTGCCTCGTGTGCAAGGAATCCATCAACCGTTGTGTCGGCATCTGCGATGAAGTTGAACCGCTTTGGTGCCAGTGCCTTCACACGAGTGATTGCGCCGGTCATGTCGGCTACGTTTTCTTTGAGGCGGTGGTCTGAACTCGTTGTATAGGTCGTTGCCGTGTTGGTGTATGATATATGACCTACAGAAGTGCTTGCGTTCATAAAACTAAGGGCAAACGAAGTTGCCGTAGTATTCGCACGATTGAAACGTATTTGACTTGTGCCAGCTAAGGCCCCGTCAACGTCAATGGTTACGCCACCCTCAGCGTTTGCAGTTGTTACTCCCACCATCACGTTGCCGCTGCTGTCGAGGGTCATAGCAGTCGAACCGCCGCCGTGCTTAAAGGTCAAAGCACCACTGGATACGCCATAAATTCTTGGACTGCCGTTATTGCCGCCCCAAGAAATGCCGTATCCGTTTTGAGTGAATACAAGGTCACTGGTTTTAGCCAATGTCATTTGGCTGACAGGCGAAGTCGTCCCGATGCCCAAATTACCCGACGCAACAATCACGTCACCTGTGCCATCCGGGTCGAGGGTGATGTCGTTGTTACTCGCAAGGCTGGTGATTTTGTTTGTCTTTACTTCACTCATGCGAGGTCTCCGTGGATTGTAGCTGAACTCACTAAATCTCTGTATGCTCCATCAGAAATGCGAGATGTAATTACAGGCATCTGAGATGTTGTTCTGCTATTGTCGTGGTCTTCTGATATTCTGCCTAGTGAGACCCCTGCCTCACCTTTAGCCATTCCAGAACAAGAATACCCTGAACTATCAAAAGCCGTGGAGACGTTAATTTTGTACTGACCTGTTGTGCTGTCTGTCACAGAACTTACAGAAAAACTGTCTACTGTAGCTGGCGTAGCTTGATTATAGTTAACCCAAGCCTTCGCCGCACTCTGCTTCGTCAGTGTGGCCGCACCGCCGCCTGTACTCTGAATAGTATCTGCCTTTAACGTACTCATAGCGTCACCAATGTCCCGCCGCTTTCAACGGTCAAAGTCACGCCACTGGCTACAGTAAACGGGCCTGTCACGTTTGCGTTCTCGGTTGCAAGGATGGTTGTGTTCGCCGTCAACGACTGTGCGTTGGTGCGGAACAGGCCACCGCCTTTGAAGTTGCCCTTGTTCTGATCGGCTGGTGTGATCGTTGCGCCTTGCGGTGCAAGGTAGTTCACAAAGATATTGCCAGTGCCACTCGACGGGGCAGCAGTAAATGTCAGCGTAGTGCCGTCAGGGATGGTGTACGCGGCGGTGTCTTGCACCACACCGTCAACAGACACAAGAACATCCTGCACAGACGACACGGCGGTGGTTAGCGTGAACGTAGTGTCGCTGCCGTCACCGTTGAATCGTTGAACCGCTACCGTGCTTTGAAAGTTGTCGGCTGTCTGCTGACCAATGTATGGCATTAGGTGATCTCCATGTAGCTCATGGTGACAGAAACCTTGTCCGCGACAGAGGCGTCTATCTTTATGATGTCTCCAACATTCAGTATCAGCTTGTTACCACCCATGATCTCTACCGTAGAACCCACAGGTATCGGTATGTCCTTCACAATGTGCGCCGTTGTGTTCTGCGTTTGATTTGTCTGTGTCGTAGTGCTGACAAGCTGCACCGTGCCGGTCACTTGCGATGTGTGGACGTTGGCAAGCGTCAAGCCAAGAACAACCACAGTGCTGCCCGTCTGAACTGTATACAGCGTTTCTGGTGATCCAGATGTGGCAGGAGCAACATCCCGTGTAATTACTTTGAATGTATTAGCCATCTAAATCTCCATCAACCAAGCGCGATTGCAAGGGCCGTAGCCTCGTCGGCAGCAAGGGCTGCTGTTGTTGCACCAATATCTGACAAAACCTCCGACGCGCTTCGGCTTTCAAGACCGTTTGCAGTAAATCGTGCGAACTCATCGTCTGCCACAGATGCACTATCAATCTTAACCGCGTTGGTATTGCTGATGCCGAAAGTAAGGCTGGCCTGTCCGCCGATGTCAGACAGCACCTCGCTAGTTGATCGGCTTTCAAGACCGCTTGCCGTAAACCTAGCATATTCATCATCAGCAACAGAACTGCTGTCGATCTTGACTGCATTGGTGTTCGATATGCCAAACGTCAGACTGGCTTGTGCGCCAATGTCTGACAGAACTTCAGCAGCAGAACGACCTTCAATGGCCGTGCCGTCAACACGAAGAAAGTCGTCATCCGCTACACCGGATGTGAACTTCGGGATGTTTGTGTTGGATATGCCTGTGTCCAGTACCGCCGCCGTGCCAAGACCAAGGCTTGTTCTGGCTGTCGCGCCGGACTCTGCTACAAAGTTGCTGCCATCACCTACAATAAAGTTACCGTTTGTAACAGCAAGACCGGCCACATCCTGTAGCTGCTGGTCCAGCCTAGCGTTGGCTACAGTGCCGCTGGCAAGGTTACTAGCGTTCAACGCGGTGAGTGCGCTGCCGTTGGCTGCTATGATATTTCCACTTGCATCAAGGAACACAGCCTTCTCTGCTGGCTGGGCGCAAAAGATTGTCTTGGTGCCGGAACTCCAGCTAACCGCACTGTCGCTGTTGCTTGACTGAAGAATCGTTGTACGAGCTAGAGTAGTACCACTAGATGTGTATGTGCCAATACCAACCTCAAAGTCGGTGCCATCCGTGCAGGCATAATACGTCGTGTTGCTGTTCCCAACTGACGAGAATGCTTCAAAACCAGTAACGGCACCGGCCAATGTATAAGTGCCAGTGCCGGTGGTAGTGGTCGTCTCTTTGACGCGATCCTTGAGTACCAGTGCCATTTTACTTTATCTCAAACGTGAGGTTCCCTGCGTTGATGCGGAAGATGTCGCCATCGTCAATCGTTCTGCTGGCATCAAGCGCACCGACAAACAAAATGTTTCCGCCAGACGAGGCGTCGGCAATAAACGCATGAGTGATCGTGTCGGCAGTAGTGGTTCCTGCCGCTGCGAAGTCGATGTTAGCAGCGTTTGTAGCTGTCTGCGTGTCCGTAGAGTCAGAGCCAATCGTTGTCCAGTTCGACGCCGTGACCTGCACCCTCGCATAGTTGGTGAAGTCAGCTTCCGTTACCGAACCTGTCTCTGCCGCAGATACCGCAGTTGCCAGACCGACATAGATGCTGTCACCCGGCGAAGAAAAACTCAAAGAGTTGTTCTTGAATATGAAATGCAACAACCTCCGCTCAAGGTAGTTTGTTGCTGCGTTGGATGTAGCCATCTTCTACTCCTTATGTCCGAGGCCGTTCCGGCAAACCCCTGCGATAGGCGTCTGCGTTTTCTCTTGCCTCTCCCAAGTCCTTCAGCCGCGAGAGTGCTTCAGTAAACTGCTTCTCATACATTTGAAGCATGTCCGGCTCACCCTTCATGTAAATATACGCCTCGTACAAGGAGCCGTAAAGCAAGGCATTTGGAGCGTTGGTACTCAACCAGGTCGTGCCGCTGTCGGCGCCTGCTGTAAGAGACGCGGGCCGATAGAAGTAATGAAACTCACAAACGTAATTGCTGTCAGGGGTCGGAGCTAGGATGATATTGTCAGTGTCAAACCTGGCATAATACCTTGGTGTTCCTGTGGTCGCGGAATTTGGATTATATTCTTGAATGAAGTTAACGTCTTTCTGCAACAGAAACTCCTTGGAGCTACTGTTTGTTATCGACAACGAGAAAGAGGCTAAAAAGTCTGTCGGCAGTGACAAGAATGGATCATTCTGCGTTACCGCACTCGTGGCGTTTTTGCGGAAATACTCAAGATCCACGAGGTAGAAGATTCGATCCTCTGCCGCACGGATGAAATCATCTACGTTCGACACAAACGTAGTTTCCGTGTTTTCCGTGTATTCCTGTATGGCAGTTTTTAACTGTGCAAATGTAAACGCCATCTACTTCTCCAACGTCACCGGCCCGGCAGTCGCATTTTCACCACCCCCGCGTTGATTACCCGTGGTGGCGGTGCCGGACGACACCGAAAAGGTGTAAAGGTTAGAATCCGTGACAGTAATCGTATACCCACTGGAACTCTCCAAGGTAGTTTTTGAAAAGCCATCAAAAGACTCCACTTTTCGGAACCTTACAGTATCTCCGCTTGTGCGTCCATGCGAAGGCTCCACCACTGTGATTACTGCACTTCCCGAAGAACTCGACAAAAATGGGTTAGCCGTCAACAATCTCGCAACCCCAACCTCAGTGCGTTGATCGGGACGTGGATCATGGATGGCCTGCGGATCCGGCCCAACACGAATCGGCTCTAGCTGCGGGTGTTTTGCTTCGTACTCGTCTCTGCCTACTTTAGAACCATTCCATTCTGTAACCATCTCGACCAGTCGGTATCTAAAACCAGACCGGTCGGATATTCCGTAAGCATCTTTACCTGAAGCAAACCTCGCCATTAGTTCACCCGTAAATACTGCATGCTCGGTTGCAGCTTCAGTGCAACACGATCTTCATCCTCGTCTGCCGCCCGCTGGAACTCTTCTTCATACACAGCTTTAAGAAGCTGCACCCGCTCCGGCGCCTTCTTCATGGCAATGTAATACGCGAGGCCGGCGACCATACAAGGGAGGAATCGGAAAGGTGCGTCAGTAGTGTTGACCAATGCATCCGCATCTTCGATGCGACGGACATAGTAGTAGATAAGGCTATCACTAGAACTGTCTGGAGTAGGCCAAAGAACAACCTGTGGCGAGATCTGCCTGTTATAGAAGAATTGACTTGGTCTTCCTGTCTGATCCTTATTGGGTATATGCAGGTAATCACTCCTGGACATCCGATCTAGCTGGAAGTCCACGCTACTCCGACGAATAACCACCTCAAGCAGGTCAGTGTGTGTAGCATCAAGCGTGTATGTCGCTGTGCCCGATGTAAGACTCACTGTCGCCTGCTTCACGGTCCACAGATTAAGACCACGATTGGCCCAGTCTGCGAACATAAGGTTCAGAGATCGACGAGCCGTACGCGCGTCGTAACCGGTGCGGACTTCAAGCCCGCACCGCTCGTACGCCTCTTCAATAATCTCTGCTACGTCGAGATCAAAATCTCTGGACCCAGAAGTCGCCATTTACTTCTTCTTCCGCATGGCCTTGCCGCGTTTTGCCATGACAGGCTTTTTCATCATCATTGACCCGCCGCCGCGCATGGCCTTTTTCTTCATGCCCATGCCACCGCGCATTTTACGCATTGGTTTTTTCATACCCGGCATATTCGATTCTCCT